ACGAAAAGAAGATCGCCTACCTAAGCCAACTGGAATCCGAGATGCGGATCAAGGATGGCGACCGCTGGCAATGGACGCGGATCCAAAAGCGGCCGAACCACCTTCTCGACTGCGAGGCGATGGCGACCGTGTTTGCCTTCATGCTCAAAATCCTTGGCCGCGAGACCGAGCAGGAAGCCGCCGAAGATTGACAACTTGTCAGAGGGCATGGCGGCCCTCGACATGACGACAGGATTTTCCACTGAAGAAGTGGTTGAGATCCTCGAAGAGAACAAAAAGACACTCAAGAAGCTGATGATCAGCTTCCAAGAGTCGGGATCGCAGATCACTTACAAGCGCCTCGATGACACGAAAGAGATCATCGCGGCCTGCCAGCACGCTCTCCGCAAGCTCGACCCGATCACCTACGGCAAGACCCGCCGCACCTGTCAGTCAACTGCCGGTAATTTCTAACATGAACCTGCTGCAAAAAATCACCAAGTCCGCCGCTTTAGCCTTCGGATGGTCGCCGTATGAGAGCGTCAACCCATCGCCCGTTCGCCAACGCCTGCCCGCCGCAGCTCCGCAAGACCACCGCAAGGAGGCAACGCCACTGGTACGCAACGAACTCATCAAAGGTAGCCGGTATTTGATGAAAAACAGCGGGTTCGCCCGCGAGATGGTCTTCGATATGGCCGTCTACTCGGTCGGCGATGGTCTAAAGATCCAACCGAAGACCGAAGACCGCGAATGGATTGCCAACGCGCTCGACTACTGGGAGGAATGGTCAAATCAGTGCGAGGTGACGGGACGATTCTCCCTCTCCGAGTGCGAAATGCTTATCTGCCGCGCGATCGACGAAGACGGTGATATTTTTGTCCATCTCACCCGCGTTGAAGGCCGCCCGGTGATCCAACTCATCGAAAGCCACCGCGTGAGCGGCGGGAACAACGACGGCACGGTCGATGGCATCCGTTTTGACGGCTATGGCCGCCCAGTTTCGTATAGCGTGAAGCAGGATGATGGCACTTTCATCGATCTGCCGGCCTACTCGGTGCTCCATATCTTCGATCCAGAGCGCGCATCATCGGCTCGTGGCGTGCCATCGCTGGCACATTCGATCAATCACATCCGTGATGAGATGGAGCTTTTGGCGCTCGAAAAGCACGCGCTCAAGGATCATGCCGACAAATCGTTCGCGATCACCACGCAGAATGGCGAGATCGACAGCAATGATGGCTTTGGCGGGCTCGACATCGACTCTGGCAAGGCCGAAGACAATCCACACAGCGACCCGACTGCATTGCAAAAGATCGTCGGCGGCAAGTGGGTCGCGCTCAAGCCAGGCGAGGAACTCAAACCCTTCGAGTCCAACCGCCCATCGCCCACCTTTACCGGATTCCTCGATCACCTCCGCCGCGATTCGGCGCTCGGTGTTGTCCCATACGAGTTCACCGCAGATTCAAGCAAGATCGGCGGCGCTGGCGTCCGCATGGTGGTTGCCAAGGCCGATCGCCGATTCTCTCACCGCCAAAACATCCTCATCCGCCGCTTTCTCACGCCCGTCTGGAAGTTCGTCATCGGCGATGCCATCACTCGTGGCGAGATCCCGCTGATTGCAGGATGGTGGAAAATATCCGTGGTCACACCACGCAGGGTGACAGTCGATGCCGGTCGGGAGTCGCTGCAAAACCGCGAGGATGTGAAGGCCGGTCTCAAAACTCTCTCCGATCACTTCGCCGAGCTGGGCATGGACTTTGAGGAGGAGGCCGAACGCCGCGCACGCGACATCGCGCACCTTCAAGAACTCGCCAAGAAATACGACATCCCACTTCAGATGCTGTTCGCATCGGGAGTTGCCACCCCGCCGGTCGAAGCGCCGACCGGGCCTGCGAAGTGATGGGGAATTGACACCCCACGCATCGCGTGAACGCACGCGATCTCATTTTGACACAGGAGCCGTGGGCCATCGCCCCGGAGGCAATGGACGGCATCATCGGTTTGGCCATGGACATGGCCGCCGGCAAACTCTTCACCCTGCCGCAGAGCGAGGCACCGCAGTCGATCATGAGCGTCGCCGATGGCGTCGCCACAATCTCGATCACTGGTCCGCTCCTTCCGACCACCGACGAGTTCGATCGCGTGATGCTCGGTGCGACGAGTCTCGATGAAGTTCGCTCCACCGTTGAAAGCGCGGCCGCTGATCCAGCGGTCACATCGATCGTCCTCAACATCGACTCTCCTGGCGGAACCGTTCGCGGCACCCCCGAGGCTGCCGATGCGATTTACGAAGCCAGTAAGGTCAAGCCGGTGCGTGCGCACACCTCCGGTACGATGGCATCCGCCGCCTACTGGCTCGGATCGCAAGCCACCAGCGTCTCGATGACGCGCTCGGCATCGGTCGGATCCATAGGAGTGATGGTCCCGCACATCGACCAAAGCAAACGCGCCGAGATGCTCGGCGTGAAGGTCGAGCTTTTCACCACCGGCAAGTTCAAAGCCGCCGGTTTCCCTGGCACCTCGCTCACCGAGTCGCAACGCGAGTTGATCCAAGAGCGCATCGATCAAGTCTTCGGCGAGTTCAAATCCGCCGTCACTCGCCAAGGTCGCAAGATCCCCGCCGAGGCGATGCAAGGGCAGACATTCTACGGCCCGCAGGCCGAGTCGCTTGGCCTCGCCACCGTGGTGCGCAGTGCTTCGCAAGCAGGCAAAGCCGGATCCTCTCCGCTTCGCGCAGTTGACACTGCGGAAGATGGCATGAGCGAACAAGTCGCCAGCACCCCATCCGAAGAAGTCGTCGCATCGGTCGAGACCGTTGTTGCGGAAATCGCAAACGAAGCCGCCCCATCCGCACCGGAAGGTGAGCAAGAGGCAGCTCCTGAATCCGCACCTGAAGGCGAAACCGAAAGCGCGCCTGCTGAGGAGCCCAAGGAAGAGTCCGCCACCGAAATCATCGGCGACCTCAAGGCAACTCTGGCATCGCTGCAAGGCGAGATCGCCGCACTGAAGGCCAATCAACTTTCCATCGACGAGGCAGTCGCCGCCAAGGCCGCCGCCATCGCCGCCCGTAGCTCCAGCGCACCCGTGAATGTCTCACCGGACGCACAGAGCAGCGAGAGCATCTACGACCAGTGGAAGAACGCTACCGGCGCAGAGAAAACACGAATTTTCAGGGCTCACCGCAAGGAACTCGAAGCCCACGCGGCCAAACTTTGAAACCAAAAACCAACCCGAACTAACAACAACGAACTCATCCAATCATTATGGCAACCACCATCAGCAGTGAACTCAAACTGAATGTCGTCCTCGACAGCGCGCTTGTTGCGCTTCGCGAGGCGCTTCTTCCCATCAATGCCTTCAGCACCGTGTACAACTCGGTCCCGCTTCAAGGCACTGACAAGATCGCCGTGCCTTTCTTCCCATTGGCAACGGACGCCACCGTGGATTTCAACGGCACCTACGCATTCAGCGATACGAATGCGATCAACAGCCGCGAAATCACCGTCAACAAGCGCAAGTATCAAGCGCTTTCCTTCACCTCCAGCGAACTCGCTCGCCAACCCTACTTTAATCCCGAGCAACTCGGTTTCCTGAAGGGTCGCAAGCTCGCCGAAGACATCATCAAGGACATCCTCAGTGTTGTGACGACCGCTAACTACGGCGCACCCGTCCTCACCAGCGCGGCCTCCGCGTTTGATTCGGATGATGTCATCACCATCAAGACCGCACTCGACCAAGCCAAGTGGGCAAAATCGAGCCGCACGATGATCCTCGACAACGCCTACGAAGGCGCGCTGCTCAAGGACGCCGGCATCAAGAACGCAGCCGCAGTTGGCACCGCCTCGGCGATCCAAAACGGCCTGCTTCCAAGCATCGCTGGCTTCAATGTCATCGGCACCAACCTCATCCCCGGCAACTCGCAGAACCTCGTCGGCATGGTGGCACTCCCAGAAGCGATCCTCGTGGCATTCTCGCCCGTGACTCCTTCCTCGGGTGTCCGCGCCAGCCTCACCAACTACGAGACCGTCACCGACCCAGAGACCGGCCTCACCATCGAGTACCGCTCATGGGGTGACCCTGACACCGACACCGAGAAATCGGTCATCGAGGTCAACTATGGTTTCGCACTCGGCCACGCCGCAGCCCTCAAACGGATCGTCTCCGCCTAATCATGCGCCGCGCCATCACACTAACCCGCAATGGCGACACTTGGAAGGTCAAGCACCTTCCGAGTGTGACGCTGGCCGACCAGCTTGCCGATTTCAAGGCCGCGAAAGTGACCGGCGATTTCGGTGGTGCTGATGAGGTGCAAATCTGGTCGAATGGTGACACGCTCAAGCGGTATGCCAAAAAAGCAGCCGCCGCAGTGATCGAGCCGATCGAGCCGGAAGCCGCAGAGGCCCCCGAGCCGAAGAAGGCCAAGAAGTAATTTGTTTCATTGGTAGCGTCTAAGGAGAAAGCCCCATCTGGAAATTTCCGGGTGGGGCTTTTTTTGACGCCGCGCGTGAAGCGTGAACCTAATTCAAGAAGCCGCCGCCGAGGCATTCGCATCGATCCTCGATGACATCGGCGTACCAATCACCATCGGTGAAGAGGAGTATGTCGCCGCGATCTCGATGGGTGGCGTCCAGATCGATTTGGAAGAAGGAGGATTCTCCCAGGACGGATCACTCAGCGTCCGCATGCTGGTCGCACACCTACCAGATCCAGCACCGGCGCAGAACAGCGCCATGACCATCGGCGATCTGCGCTACAAGGTCGAAGAGATCATGCTCAAGCCCGGTGCTGGCGTCATCGAATACCGAGTTGCCCGCCGTTAATCACCATGAACCAACACATCGAAGATTATCTCGCCGAGCTCGTCGGCAACCTCGGCCAAGATGTCGAGGTATTCACCGGCACCAGCTCGGATGTCCGCACGCCAGAATCGCACGCCGTTCTGGTACTCGCTGACCAGGTGGAAGGCGTCGTCGGCAGCCTCTACAAAGCCACGATCAAGGTTTCCATTTCGTCACCGGCAGATGCCAGCACCCGCAGCGCCCACATGGACATTGTGGATGATGTGAGAGACGCCTTCACCGAACCGCTGCCTTCAGCCCAGAGCCTCGGCATCACCGCCATCGAGGTGCGCGGATTCCACATCACCAATCACAACGCAGGTGTGTCAGACGATGGCCGCTGGGTCACCTCGATCGAGGCATTGATCGGCGTCACCCGCTTGTGAAGTTGACACCCACGCGGGTGTATCATGGCCGCTACATTCGGAGTTACCAACACCTACAACCTTTCGCCCAATGAAGGGCATGTGAGCGAGTCGAGCAAGGACTCATCGGTCGAGGTCGCAACCATCCGCGACGAGCAAGGCGTCACCGTCTTTGCCGGCCCGCGCAAGCTCATCACGCGCAATGTCACAATCACTGGCAAGGGCGATGCCGACATCGAAGCAGTCGTACCCGGCACCGTTGCAAAAGGAGTGGCGATGATCACATCGGTCAAGCAAAGCGAGAGCAACGAGGATTTTCCAGAGTTCGAGATCCAAGCGACCATCTACGACGAAATCTAATTTTTCAAAGCCATGGCAATCACTTTTAACAAAATCGGAGTTCAGTCGGTATCCGCCGAACTGATCGAGAGCGTCGAGTCGACCAAGAACATGGAGTCGAAGATGATCATGTCCACCGAGGGTGGATTTGGCGCGGCCAAGACTTTCGATCCCACCTACGAGTTCACGGTCAAAGGCCGAGGCACGACCAGCATCGAAGCAGGTGATACCAGCGCTTCGAGCTTTATCCCCGACTACATCCCGACTGGCGGTGTGACCGTCATTACCTCGGTGAAACTGAGCGAGAAAAACGACGATTTCAACGAGTTCGAGATCAGCGGCACCGTTTTCCCGGAAGCGGAACCGATCGTCCAATAACCGGCTCGTAAGAGCCACCCAAAATCAACCATGAGACAAGGATCCACGGTCGCCATCGTGCGCGACTACGATACCCCACCCATTGAAAGCCGCAACACGCGGTTGATTGCAGCCGCTATCGCCTCTGGCTGCGAGTTTGGTACCGAAAAGGCGTTTTCCGACACCATCGAGGATGTCGGGGGCAACCCGAAGCGCACGGTCACTTGGATGATGGATGGGGCAAAGAAGGTCAAGTTCGCGCCGATCAATAAAGAGGAGGAACTCACCTTCGTCGAGCTTCAAAAGCGATTTGATTCGCAGGAATGGTGCGAGGAAAACCCCGACCATCCCATCGCCTACATGCGCGCCATGTCGGATGCCTACAACCGGCTTGTCGATAAGATTAAGACCATGCGCCCGATGCTGCTAATCCGCAAGGGCAAGCGCCTCGCGATCGTTCCATCAGGCAACGACCCAGAGAGTAAAGCCCAGCGCGAAAAGATCCTTTCGATATTCTAAAATCATGAACGAAATCAAACGCCAAACCACTCTAGCTCACAGCATGCTTGAGCAAGAAACCAAAAAGATCGCCAAATACAATGTGAGGTCTTTTTCGTATGGATCATTGCAGTTGGCTTACTTGCTGAATCTCAGCCTTTTTACAGGCGCTACTCAGGCCGAAGTAACAGAGCGAGAGATTCAAAGGCAAATCTCTACATTTGTGTGGATGCAGTCCGCCCCGCAAGATGAGGTGATCAGCGCTGTCACCAATGGCACCGCAGAAACGGAAGTTTTGAAATTCTCCCTCAATGTTGACCTTGCTGACCTTCCCGATCTACTGGCCGAGGTGAATAAAATCGGCGATCAAATCTCAGCAAATGAGGTGCGCGTGGAATCCAAGTATAAGTCCACCGAAGAAGAGGTTCCGCCGGGAAAGTCTTAAATCCCGGATGGCTGGCGAGCGCGGTATTTGCCATTGCAAAGGAAACTGGCTGGACGGAAAGGCATATCCTTTGGGAGATCCCTTTGTCACGAGCTATGCAGTATTACCATTGCACCTTGCAGGCGGCGAATCTCTGGACACTTGAGCCGATGACCTCCCAGAAGATTCAGGAAATGGTGCCTGATTCCCTTCTTAGTTACATCGATGGACTTGTTGACTCTCAGTATTAAATATGGGAAACAATCACTCATTTGATCTTCACCTCGCGGAATTTCAAAAGGCTGCTGATCGGGCATTTGCCTATTCCAAAAGGGAGGGTAAAGCCTATATGAAGGAGCAGGTACGAGGCGTGATTCGTGAGTTGTTCATACTAACGCCACCAAACCGTGGTAGCGTTACTGGCATAAAAGCAAAGAAGGCTGGCGAGAATACGATTGCCGCCGATGTACGAGCGGTATTCAGGGGCGAGAACTTGAAGCAGCCGGAGGTTTCTTCATTCTCGGAAATGAGCAAAGTGATGAAAGCAAGCCGCCGTCCCGGCAGCATTCGCGCCACACCGAAGAAAATACGAGTTAAAGCTCCATCGGCGCTGATCGCTCAGTACATTAAAAAGAAGCAAAAAAAAGTTGGATACCTAGCTTCAGCATGGGCGATGGCGGCCATCAAAGTGGGCTCAGTGCGCGTGCCTGGCTGGATCAAGCGCCATTCTGCACCTGGCTCCAGCACCATCAAGGAAGTGCCTGACGGGATCTCAGCCTCGATCACCAATGCGGTCGAGTGGGCCGATACGGTCTATGGCTTGCGGGCAAGGATCAATGCAGCCCTGCGCAAACAGACGAGAAAAATAAATAACAAGACTAGGGACTTCTATAAGAAAATCGGCAGGGAGTTTTGAGCGGACTTTGACAACCCAATTTAAGTAATATGGCAACTCTTACGGCAAATTTGTTCCTTAACACCAGCGGGTTCACCTCTGGCATTGAGAAGGCACGATCTGCCACCTCCAATTATCATCAGGAGATGAGCCGCGCGGCCAATTCAATTAAGGGATTGGAAGGTAATATCAGCGTCCTCAAGCTGCAAGCCGCTGGCTATGATAGCCTCGCTACTTCCTTGAAGCAGACTTTGGCTATTGAGGCGCAAGCAGACAAACTTGCCAAAAGTGGCCTGATCACAAAGGAGAAAGCCATCGCACTCCTCCGTGAGCAGCAAACACTTGAGCGTAACATTGCCACGCAAAAAGCAAACTCCGCTTCGGCACAAGCCGCCGCCGATAAAAAGGCGGCCGCATTATCCAATCCTAGAGCAGCAGGTCTTCCAGAAGCCCCTTTAACCGACGCATACCTAAAGCAAACCGAAC